CGAGCCTCTTTGTCCCGGTCGGGCGAATACTCCAAGACCGGGATGCCAGCCATCCTTAGATCTTGCAATAGGCTTTGGCCCGAGGCTTTCTTTTCGATCAGGACTGCGTCCGGTTCATACTCATAATATGACTCTTGTGCAATGAGTCTCAACTCAGGGTATGTCACCCGGTCGTACCACATATCAAGGACAATGGCATTGACCTGACCTTGCTTGCGGAAGACACCCCACGTTGTCCTGGCAGAATAAGATGATTTTTCCTTGGTGCTGAATGCCGTGTCCCACGACTGGATAACGTATTCAACCTCTGGCAAATCCTCTTTCTCCCAGGGCACCCACCATTCAGCCCTCAAGATTCCCCCGCCTTTGGGCATTGGTCTTTGCTGCAACTGTCCTGCTGAGGCGTAGCTTCCGAGGGATTTGTCGAGGCTGTCGAGGGTGGCCTTGTCAATTCTTTCTGGCCAAAGAAGCTCGCCTTCTTCTGTGCGAGGATCTGTAAAATAGAGCGACGACTGTGTCGGGGTGGGGTGGCCGATTTCGTATCTAGCAGGTAAGCATAAATGATCCCAATCATTATTTTCATTCGCCAATATGTGACCAGTCAGGTCGTTTTCATGAACTCGCTGCATTATGATTATGAAGGCACCAGTCTTGGGATCATTGAGGCGTGTCTGCATCGCCTGATCCCACCACTCAAGGACACCTTCCCGCACGGCAGAGGATTCTGCCTCTCTGACGTTGTGCGGATCGTCAATAACAATTATGTCGCCACCTTCCCCGGTCAACGCGCCATCAACTGACGTGGCTATTCTCTGGCCAGTCTTGTCGTTCTCAAACCGCTGCTTGGCGTTCTGGTCCCCGGACAACTGGAACGTCTCACCAAAGTGAGCCTTGTACCATGGGCTGGCAATCAGTCTCCGGCACTTGACCGAGTCACGAACAGACAGGGATGCGGCGTATGACGCAAAGAGAAATCTTTTCTCTGGCTGAATTGTCCAAGTCCAGGCAGGCAAGGCAACCGCCACGGAGATAGATTTCATGTGGCGCGGCGGGATGTTTATTATCAGGCGCTTGATGTCGCCTTCGACTACCGCCTGCAAGTGCTCCGAGATGGCATCGATGTGCCAGTTGTCATGGAAGTCTCTACCCGGCTCAATTGTTTGCCAGCAGCTCTTGGTAAACTCCTTCAGAGATCTCCTCATCTTCTCCGCTCTCACCTGCGTCAATGACAGCGTGCTCAAGAACTCGTTCAATTGTGCTGAGGTCATCGTCTTTCAGTCTGCTGATATCCAGCACCTTTCTCTCTTCAATTTGAGCAGTAATTTCCACAGCCTTCAAATCTGGGATGCACTTCGCGAGCAAAGTCTTAGCGGCCATGACACGCAGCTCTGGGTCGGCCGAGATCTTGCCTGCCTCCGACGCCAAGCCTTCATTGTCTTTGGCGTAAACCGGGAAGATCTCCTTGCCAGACATGACCGCGGCAAGGAAACCGACCGGATCTGCCTGACCCATTATCCAGTTGATTGTGGCTGGATGGTTCCACTTGTAATTACCCTTGCGTGCTTTTTTCTGGGTCTTCCTTGGCTCAACAGATTTAAATCGTCCATCCCATCCGGTTGGCTCCTCCTTGATATGGGAGACGCTCTGCGGGTTAAGGGGAGGGCCATCGTTGACGGGGCGCTTGACTGATACGCCGTGGTCAACTTTCTCCGGGTGCTTTCTGGGGCGTCCCCTTTTCTTTTTCTGATCATCACTTTTCATCGAGTTTCAACTATTCTCCAATGCCAAAGTAAAAATAACCGCGATAAGTATCGCTCACCTTACGGCAAAAAGAAAGCCCCCCGGTTAAGGGGGGCCAAGTTTAGGGAGGAAGTGGTAGGTCACCACTCCCCATAACTTACTTCTCTGGCCAGAAAAACGCAATCGTTACTTTCCCAAGTGTGATCTGGAAGATAAGTCACCTCGCCACAACCCACCGCCCACTCTATCAGGACAAGGCAAATTGTTGCACCAAGGCACAGTGATATCAGGAAATTTTTCATCGCAATCGTGTCAGGGGACTGCCCCAGCCTTTCACCGGACGAATGACTGTAGGGCCATCCTCCTTCCTGAATTGATCTGACCCATCCACTCGCTTGCGGTACGATTTATTATAATGCTCAAGGCAATAAACCTTGGTCGATGGCATTTCGGGGTTGGTGGGCTTGCCGCAATAACTATAGGGATAATCCCCCAGCGGAAATTGACAGCCCTCCTCCTGTGATAGAGGGGCCAGCTCCACAACGATTGGCTCCGGCTTCTTTGCTTTAGGCTTTGACATGCCGAGGCGGTTAGCTCGCCCAATCACCGCCCCCCTAGATCTCCCAATCTCAGCAGCAATATGACGGGCAGTCATCCCGGACCCCCATAGCTTTTTGAGGGTCCGATTTTCTTCCTCAGTCCACAAATCCATAATTCTCTCCTCCAGTTATTCTTAAAGTAGCCTTTTCTACCGGGGACTTCCAAACAGCCCGGCACCATGTTTCTTACAAGCCCATTCAACTTGGAGAAACACCATGGAAAATAATTCTAAAAACCTAATTGACCGGAAGGTTCTCGCTCTCCGCGTTCCATATTCTGATGTGCAAATCTGGCGCATGGAACGAGAGGGTCGCTTTCCCCCCCGGATATCCATCGGACCTAACCGGGTCGCTTGGCTCGAAAGCGAAATTGACGAGTGGGTGCAGGCCCAAATCAACAACCGGGACCAGAAACTATGAGCGACAATTATCTCCTCCAGTTATTGAATAAAGGTTCCAGAGAAGGGCAATTCCATTAGTCATTTATTCTTCCCCAATCTGCCTTCCTGAATTTGTGTTGTACCGGGTCATACTTCGGGCCAGCTGGCCATGACTTTACAGTGACCCACTTGTGTCCAACTGTGACAACTTCGACCATACGAATTCCGCTCCCGATTCTTGGAGCCTCATCCATAAGGTGTACCGCAATGAGTTTCCGCTTTGCTTTGCGCTTCATTTTAATTTCCTTTCTAAGTTAGGCCAGTTCGTTGGGGAATGACGCCAGATGCCGCTCTAAGAGCTCTATCAATTCGGCGGCTGGCATAGGCTGGCTTATGAGTTGCACACCCGTGCGATCCGTTAAATAATAATTTCCTCTAATTTCTTGACCCAGAGCCATCGTCATGTGGCACTTGGCGTTGAGTTGATCAATCTGTGATTGCAATTTCATAGTCATTTTAATTTCCTTTCTAAGTTAGGCCAGTGTGCTGGGTTATGAGAATTCGGAAACAAGCGTGCCATAGAGGAACGAGGCGACATCGCTGGGACCACTCTCCGAAGGTGAGGGCGTGTAAGGTGAGGTCGATAGCGCAGAATAGAGGTTGGATGACTGTCCACCATGATAATCTGCAGCGAACCAATAAGCCGCCATTTGGCAATCCACGCATTCGGTTGCGTCTGCGTCTGTCACCAACTGCAGGGCTTCAAGCATTTCATTTAACGTCGGGTCCATTTTAATTTCCTTTCTAAAACTGGTTGTCCAGAACTCGGGCAATCCCACGACCAGTGCTTTTCCTAGCTACGAACCAAGCCCCCCCTTTTTTCTTGGGCCGGACCACTTTAAGGTCTGAAATGTCGATGTCGCGGTCGATTGCTGCCTGGAGCAGGAACGTATCCATTACAAAAATTTTATCATCAAGTGTCATTTTAATTTCCTTTCTAAATGGGAGACTGCCTCCCCGATAAAAAGAGTATCGCATATTCTAATTATGAGTACAACTTTTAATTCCATCAACGATATCAACGATGTTACCGAAGTCGAGGTTACACGTTCCAACCTGCAAAAAGTAGAGGATCGCCTTATTGCCTTTTACTAACAACAAGTTACAAGCCCCCGTTACCGTGTAACCGCAAAAACGCTTTTTTAAAAAATATATTTTTTTATCCAAATATTTCCCCTTATAGGAAGAGCAAAATTCACAGGACGTGGGTCAAAACAACTTGCCCAAAAAGACTGGTTACAGCGGTAACGCGGTTACACAACCGCCTTCTCTGGTATTTTTTTCTTTTCATGGGCCAAATTATCAGTAATATTAATTTTTGTTACCAACTGAGAAAGGAGAGAAAGATGGCAAAAGTATACGTCGTAAATCGACCAACTAAAAATAAGTTTGGTTGGATTCCTGATTTAAGCGATGCGTCAAGATATGGCACTCTGGAGATTGTCTTCGAGGCCAACGACAATCCGCAATTCCTACCCGGCCCTAGCATTCAAAAGGCTCGGAGAATAATGAAAGATTTCGGAGCGGAGGACTATATACTCTGGCCGGGAGGCGGCGACCCTATCGCCGTCATGGTGGTCGTGGCAATAGCCAGCGACCTGTCGCCCACAGTTCGCGTCCTGCGTTGGGAGCGAAACAAAGAGGAAGGAGATCGTGATCGTCGCAAGGGCTGGTACATGCCAGTCTCACTCGAAATACGTTAGAAAGGAAGATTATGAAGATTGATCTGCTCGATGACGTGGTGCCAGCGTCAAACGAAATTGGTGCAGTCGCGGATATGGCGTCTCGGATGCTTAATCTCCAAGAAGAGATTAGTCGATCTGAAGAGGCTTTGAAGCAAAAAAGGCAGGATCTCACTAAGTTGGCAGAACAGGACTTGCCTGACTTGATGATGGAACTGAACATCAAAGACTTCACTTTGAGCAATGGTGCGAAGGTCGAAGTCAATGATATTATTTCGGGGTCAGTCCCCGCCGCTGGTGCAATCGATCGCGCCAAGGGTGACGACAAAGTAGACCTCGAAATGCGTCAGGAAAATTGCTTTGACTGGTTGCGTGCCAATGGCGCAGGCGACCTGATTAAGAGCAATGTCGAGGTGCAGTTTGGTCGTGACGAAGATGACGCCTGCAATACATTTATCGATGAGTTGCAAGACCGTCATATTTACTACAAACGCGCCAAG